CTACCCGTCTCATTAGAGACAGCTCTACATTTCTGCAGAGACCAGACTATATCATGTACTTTAGTATTAGTGTAAAGGGTATAACCAACACTAAAGCACCCTCCCATTTCCCACTCACTTGAGCAGTACACGCTGGCTAATGCGTTAGTCGTTGAACGTTCCTCCTATACAGGAGGCTTCGCTGCTGATTGTCCAATTCTAAACATTTTCACTATAGCTTACTCTACTAGCGTAGAGACGCTGCAGAGCGTATTCCTCTGGAATACGCTCTATACTAGATACATTACTGCTCTAGGGAGTAGTTTAGACTCTAAGGAGTTTCCAGCAATTAGAGAGGATACCATTAGACACATCACTGCGTCTACGGGCTATTACAAACCGCCACTGCCTGAATGAATCACGATATTCAGACTGCTGTTGTCTTCAGGTTTGTGTTGGTGTACGATATTGGCAATGTAAGGAACGACTTTATCGACGTTTTCATCACGCTTCTGGCCAGAACCATCTAAACCAGGAATGGTCACCAGTTCTACACCATGTTCTTCGAAGATGCTTTCGTTCTTGTGGTAATTAGAACGAGAAGTATCCAGAAGTACAGTATCCAGGCGAGCAATCTCAGTAGAAGTAGAGAGCTTACCTTGGCTTTTCAACACATCAGCAGCGATGCCTAAACCGGCACCACCAGCACACCAGAGTTTCACGACATTTTCATTGACTTGAGACATTGGCATTGATCCTTTCAAGGAATTAAAGATAATATAGTAGACTTACTTAAACGTTTAAGTAAGCAATACGATTGCCTACTCATGGTAATGATAGCTTATATCAGAACCTCACCAAGGTAAGAACCTGATAACGCTCTTATCATCAAGATAATAATATAGGCTTATTCTATTTTAGAATGTCGTTATATAGAACATTTTCTAAGGGATTCGTATGAACTAAAATACCCCTTATTTACGGAGGAATAAAGTAAATGTCAATGTTGAGTTTGTGCCTAAGTGAAATAAAATCCTCGATACCAGCTGAATTGATCGCTGAATATACCATCGCTTCTAGATATGGTAAAAACCCTTGGTCAGCAGTAGATGAAGATGCTGTACTGATTGCTGAAGTATTCGAACGTAGACTAATGCCTGACTTGAATGTGGAATACGCTCGTACTCTAGAAATCCCTCTACAAGAGTGTACGGTAGAGAAGGTATCTGAAATGGACTACGTGGTAACGGTACCACCTAAAGCAACTGGTGGTTACAAAATACTGACTGTATTGGGTATCAATACCGCTAACATCTATCCCAATGGTATCTACGCTGATACCGCTACAGTAGCTGGTAGCAGTATATTAGCTGCTGCACAGAAACTGGCTAATTCCAATCAATCGGTTTCTCTAAACTACAATGCTCGCTGTGAGATGATTTCTCCTAATGCTTTTAGGGTTAGAAGAATGTCTTACTTGCCTCCTGGTACTTACGCTGAAGTACTGATTGAACATGATAGTAATCTAAACAGTTTAAACATGACCGCAGCAGCTTATTTTAAGAAGTTAGCTGTATTGGCTACTAAAGCCGCTATTTATAACAAATTGAAGATTAGAGTAAACCAAGCTAAGCTAGATGGTGGTTCTGAGTTAGGTGCGTTTAGTGAGTTTCTTGATAGTTATGCTGATGCCAATGAATTGTACTTAGAAGAACTGAAGAAAGCTTCTAAGATTGGTTGGTTGAGTGATTTAAAATTAAAATACGATTTGTACAGTGATCTATCGTCTAATCTAATCTAAGGAATACCTGAAAATGAAAGTAAAAGCAGTAGCTAGATTGGATTTTATCCATGAATTGTCAACAGAGTCATTCACTCATGATCTGTCACTATACGGAGCTAAAGCTAAGACTGTACCGGTCTATGGTGACTTTGCTTCTTTAGTCAGTGCTAAGCTAAATGAAATCTATTCTAAAGATGCTGAGCATGAAGAAGACGTGGTAGAGTCATTGGGAAGAGACTTAGGTGACCCTAATGACCCGACTTACGATTACCAGTTAGGTAGAAAAGACGTGATTACGAATATCGATAATCACCAGGTAACGATTAAAGATACTCACTTGGCTATTGAACACTTAAACCATGGTATAGAAGGTATTGGCTTATACGACATTGGGTATCAATTGGCTGGAGTATGCAAAGGAGTAGAAGATACGGTAGTCATGACCGTAAACTACTCCAATGTACCTGATTACGTCTTAGAGAAAGCAGAAGCTTTGATTAATGAAGGTAAACACGTTTGTTTAGTGATTGTGTTGCCTAAAGACGTGGAATTGAGTGAAATCCAGTTTGAAAGTAGTAAACTCTACGAAATCATGGAGAAGTCTGACCACGTTAGTGTCTTCGCTACCTATATTTTAAAATAGGCAATGAGACTAGTTTACTAGTCGAGTTACTTACATTTTGAAGTAAAAAAGAAACGATACGACCCCTACTCTCCTTACCCTATTGCGGGGTAAGGAGAGTAGTGTTGTCTATTACCGTTTAGCTACTAAATCAGCTACTTTGTTTATCCAGTAATCTACTGTGGAGGCATAGTCACTGGGCTCATCCTGAGTCTGCTCTTGTACCTTAATGTGGTTGTAATAAACTTTGTTCTCTTCAGAACGAAGGTCGATTACTGCAGGTTCAGTTCTCCAGGCGTCTTTGCCGGCGGTAAGATAGAGAGTAGTAGTGTCCACGCTATAACCATCTTCATCATCGAAATCTCTTAAATCCATCCCTGGTTTATACTCACGAATAGTTTGGATAAAGATACCGATACAGGATTGGTTCTTGTAGCTATAGACCACTCGTTTAATTACCATAGCGTAAACAGGATACATTTCACCATCTTCATCTACGGTATAAGCTACCTTAGGTTTTACTCCTTTAGGTAAACTGAAGAAGACTGTATTGACAGCACGGATAGTGACATCAGACTCTTTAACTGGTTTACCATCACCTGTTTGGTTCAACAACTCATCCATTTCAAAGTCCTGAATGGATAGTGAATTGGTGTAAAGACAACTGCCCTTAGTAGGTGAATGGAATACAGAATAACCAGCTTCTTTATTGAAGATGGTTTCCTTACAGTCTTCGGCTTCAGTAATGGGTCCAGTGATACTATCAATGTAAGCAGTAACCGCTTTGAAGGTATCCCAATTGAATCCTTTAACTACATTGTAGACACACTCAATATCCATTAATTCTTCATTGACTAACATTAGAATAAACTCCTTTTTAGTTTAGATAGCCTTTAGGTTTGTCTTCACTGTCAATATAGAACAGGAATTCCTCTTTAGATACATTCTGGCTATCGACCATGGAATCAATCACGTAGAGAATGTAATCAATAGAGATACATTCCGAACAAGGTACTTCGTATACACCTCCATTCTCGAAGATGACATCAACTTCTTCAGGTGATAGATAACCCCATATTGCATTAACCACCTCTAACTCATCTTCTCCGATTTTCATTGAACTCGATATACAGGCGATGTCATTGTGGTGAACTTTACCTTTTGTACGAACTACGGAATAGTTGTTTTCAGGCGAGTATTCCGGAATAAAGTAGAAGAGATTGAAGGCATAGTGATCATCTTTCACCGCCACGGTAACGGTTTTGTAACAGAAACCGTAGATGGGTTTCTCTTCACCAGTTTCTTTATCTTTATAGAAGATAAATGGGTCTTCTTCACCGTTCCTATAGGCAATGTTATAGACAGAAATCAAGTCTATGTCCTTCTTAGAGATATCCCTATTAACCATGTCTTTCATTCGTTCGAAGATGAACTCTTGCTCATCTTCCAAAATAGACATGGTGACAAGTCTACAGAGAGCATTGCCACTCTTACCTATTAGAACCATGGTGTCGATTTCATCTTCTAAGTGAATGGCACTGATGTCTTCTGGGTTACCAGTAACAACTTCCTCCAATCTCTTCTTAAAGAGACGTGGAATAGAGGCCGCTTGCTCAGCACTTAAGCCTTTATCTAGATCCAAAACAATCTTTTCATTAGACATAAAGAAATTCCTTTTACAATAGAATAAATAAACACCTACTCTCTCTACCTAATGGTGGTAGAGAGAGTAGAATGAATCAATTAAGTGGCCTACCAGATTCTTTAAATCCAGCGTATTCTTGTTCGGTGTGGTAATCCTCCATTACCTTAAAGCTATCCATAATGATTCTTACGTCACCACGAAGAGCTGAATGGTATTTAGATACACCTACTTCTTCATCGATAATGTGCCTGTGGAGTTCACTCAATGAACAAAACTGATTAGCGTAGAACTTAGCTGTCTTCCTACTGACATCTTCAGGTAAAGTAAGCAGGATTCTCTCAAATGCCATTTTACCCTCTTCGCTTAAGTCTTCTCGATAGAACTGGTAGTAAATGAAGCTACGAATATACCCTCTTGCCTGAACCACAATGTTACGAATACAATATACTCGAACAGGAACGAGTTCATCACCATTTTCACCGACATAACCAAATACCGGTTTCATGTTTAATGGAAGCTTAGCCGCATTAGTGCTGGTATAGAGGACTTCTACGTTATCCTTCTCTATATCCTTGTAGTACCTATTCAGGTTTCTGGTTATTTCGTCCAATTCTAAAGGAGAGATACACCTACCCAATATATTGGCATAACAACCATAACGAGGAGAGTAGTAAGAGCGAAGCGTACCAGTAGCATCTAAGCGATAGCTATAACTATCATCACTCTTATCAGCCATCACCGCTTCCATTAAATCGTAATTGTAGTAATTGAACTTCTCCAGTAATTCAGAACTGGGTCCTCTAGAGAAGTCCAATACGTACTTGATTGTGGATAGATCCTTTTTCATTTTAGAAGAACCTTACATTGAAGAACTCGTCCAATAAGTCAACCTGAAACTCTATCGCCAGTACCATGTAGTTTTCTACAAAGTACTGAGCTAGGTTATTAGGTAACTTATCAGAGGCCATGGTAATGATACCTTCATCTACCGTATCGTAATCCTGGGTGCTGTTGATGTAATCATCGTAAGCATCACGAGTGACGTGTTTGTACTTAGGATAAGTCGACATCAGGTATTTCACTCGATACAAAGCCATTAGGAATACACAATGACTCTCTAAATGAATACCTTCCTCAGCTACCTGTTCTGATTTTGTTACTACTGATAAGCTAACGTCAATGATTTCCATCAGTTTATCATGTAACATGTTCTTCAGTTTCAATAAGTAAGATTTATCGCTATTGGCGTTAACCACGTATTGGATAAAACCAATGTAGTACAACATCACTGAAATGAAGAAGAACTGTTCAGCATCTGCTTTAGAAGCATAATCGATATCGAAGAAACCTGTTTCAGTATCATCACCTGTATCGGGTTTTTCTTGAGTATGGTTGTAATAATCCACCGTATTGATGCCTCTAGTGAAGAGGTCATCGTCTTTGGCTGTTTTGTAAAACTCCTCTAGTAGAAGATTGACTTCTACAATCAGTTTCTTTCTTTCCAGGTACGTAGCCGTACCTAATGTCTCTTGTACAACAAAAGACAGGATATCTCCACCTTTCCAGTTTTCATGGTTTACTAAGATGTCTTTCAAGAAGAACTTCGGTTTCTGATTAACAAATCGATCAGTTACGTACTTCTTGAAACAGTAAGAAACCATCTCATGATTCAGCATTTTAGTTTCCTTTTTTGTGTTTTATAAATAAACTACCATTAGACTAAATAAAAGAACGTTAAACAAACAGCTATTAGGTTTGCTTTGTCATGTTAATAATATAGTTTTCATTTTAAATAGAATCCACTACTACTCAGTACTCCGAATAGAGAGTACTGAGTAGCATTAGGACTTACGTGGGGTCTTCATTACTTTATTAAACTGTTTCAGCTTAATATCCAGAAAGGCACTGACAACACTATTAACTTGCTTCTCTTCACTGATTAGAGAATTGAGTAGTTGAGGTAAGACGAGTTTCTCTGTAAGGATATCACTAAGTACTTTAGGCATATTCTCACTAAACTCAGCGTAGACTTCGTAGACACAATTAATCTTCTTTTGCTTACGAAATAAGGATTTCTTCTTCCGTCTGTAGATGTATTGCTTCTTCACCACGACAATCTTAAGATTATTACCAATTTTGGTGTGGAAGTCTATCCTGTTGATGATATTAGGCTCAACTAACTCTAATTTCTTCTCACCTAGAAAAGCATCGCTAATGGTGTATACTTTAGTCAATATTTTTTCAATGATACACATCGATTACTCCTAAAGGTGAAAGAAACGATATTCTCCTACTTTTAAGAGTAATAGTTACGAGTAAAGGCTCTCAGTACGATGTATAGCAAAATCCCTGTTCTGGTAGCGGCAATAGCCGGAGTGGATTTGACTTTAGTTGCTCTTTTAACTACCTTTTCCATGTCATCACGAATCCCTAGCAATAAAGGATCAGTAGTACGAGAAGAAGTATAGATGCCTTTTAGCTTAGAAAGTAATCCAGGGATATCAGACTTATTCTTCATGGCATTACGGTTACTGTATAAGTAAACCAGTAAGTGGGTCATGATTCTTTCAATCAAGTCACTCAGTTCAATCTTGTCTTGATTGTTCTTGGAGTAGACATCGGAGATGTAACCTAAAGTGTTTCTAAACATCTGTGGAGGCATGGTCTTATTGGCATTTTCAATAATACTTACTAAGTCTAGTTTAATAAAGCTAGGTTTATCCCCAATGATGTCATTTAGGTAATTCTTATAGATTTCCAAAGATTGTTCTTTGTCTTTAAGAATACTCTCCCCATCTGTTTCAATGTAGGTAGCTGAAGTACTGTTAATCTTCAGTCCAGATTCTTGTACCATCTTCTGTAGATTATAGATGCCCTTTAGCATCTCTTTAATACGGGTAGCATTATCGATTACGACATAAACCACTGAATTGGTGTGTCCAGATGATTTCATGTCGATATCCATTCGGTTAATCGCATGTTTGTGGATGCCGTTTACCATGTCTACTGTATCGTCTGCTCTTTCTCGTATTACTGCCAACCAACTACCTAAACGCTTAATAGCGTAGCGATTAGACATAGAGGCTAGAGTAGCCTCAGCGACTGCTTTAGAGCAAGGAAATGGCCAATGTCGATTCATTCTAGACGTTAAGAAACGAATACACATGACCATCATCACGTCACTCATGGCTTTCTGTTTCTTCTCTTTAGAGAGCTTACCGCTATTCCAAAGGGAATGACATAACCAAACACAAGATAATGATAATGGATCACCTGCTACTTTATATTTCACTGCATCGATAATCAGGTTTAAATCATCTTCTACATCGGATTCATCAATCCCTAGGATTTCTTCAAACCACCTACCCCTATCGTTATTCGTAAACGTGATTTTGTGGGTACCAGTCAGTGGACCACCCCAAAACTGAGAATCTTCATCGGACTTAGTGATTAACTGGTTAAGGTATCGTTCTACCTTTTGGGTAAACTTCGTATCGAATGATAGATTACACTTATCGTTAAATACGTCTTTTACGTGTTTGTACATAATAGATTTCCTATCTACATAGCGAATTCATCATAGTTTTCCAATTAGACACATACCTAGCCTAAAAGCAACAATTTCCACTGCTAATATGAAAATACATTATTTTCTCTCTAGTCCCTAATGTAAAAGGGCTAGAGAGTTAAGGAGGAAACATGATTTTGTTTTTAGAGGATTGGTCTCGTTATCCCGAAGCCATTGTGGATACGAAAACAGTAAACCAGTCTTTTATTGATTTGGCCCACGTCTATAAGAAAATGGGTATTAAGAACCATTACTTTCATTTAGCTCTACACGACAGAACATTGCAAGGTGTAGACCCATTTGCACCAGACTTAGACTACAATACCATTGCTAGAATTGTAAGGGAATGTGTAGTGAATCCCTGGTATTACTTCAGAGAGATCGTCTCTAAGGACCTAGGGTCATCTAGACAATACTTTCAAGCATCTCGTGCTAATATCGGTTTGTATTGGTCTTACTTTAATAACTGTATGTTCTATCTACTCATGCCACGTCAACAAGGTAAAACTTACGGGGTGATGGGTTTGGTTAGTTGGATATTGACTTTCTTAGAAGGCCACAAGTCTGGTCTATTGACAAAAGACTCTATCTTGCGTGATGACTCCATTCGTAAATTAAGGGATATCATTGCAGAGACTCCTTATTACATTAATCCGCTGACTAAGAAGGATAGTAATACTACTGAAAACGTTTCTGTGCAGGGCAGAAATAACTTCTTTTATACTGCAGTAGCACAGGCAGCCATTGAAGCTGCAGAGAAGACTTTTCGTGGTTTGTCATTAGGTCCGATACTTGTAATCGATGAGGTCAGCTTCATCAAGAACCTTCGGGCGAGCCTCAGTTCGGCATCTGCTACCATGACTACAGCAGGTCCTGCTTGTCGTGCCAGAGGTATTCCAAGTACCATTATCTACACCACTACAGCTGGTAAGAAAGACACCCCCCATGGGGCGTTGGCTTACGAGATTTTCAATGAGTTTGCTCCTTACGACGAACACTATTTCGATTGCCAGAATCAAGCCGAGTTAGAGGCTATTGTAAGGAAGAACTCTAACCCTACCTCTCCTTTGCTTAAAGATACTGGCATTTACGGTATGTCTATTAGTTTCTCCTATAAGCAACTGGGTAAAGATGATGCTTGGTTGGCTGAACAAGCTACTCGTTCTCATGGCGAGGACTTCTTGCGTGACTACCTAAACGTTTGGACCTCTGGTACAGAGACCTCACCGTTTAATAGTAAACAAGCACAAATGATGCGGATGAGTGAGAGAGAACCTAAAGCTCATGATGCTTCTGGTTATGTCCATGTTAAATGGTATTACACCGCACATGAAATTGATAAAATCATGAATGAGAAACCAGTCGTAATTGGTATTGATAGCTCTAACATGGTGAACAATGACAATAGCTGTTTGGTATTCGTTGATGCGACTAATCTAGAAATCATCGGCACCGCTTCTGTTAATAGAGTAAATCTGTATAAGTTCTCGCAGTGGTTAAGTGACTTCATGATAAAATACCGTAAAGTCATGATTGTCCCAGAGAACAGAAGTAGTGCCCAAGGCATTATTGATTACTTGATTGAAACCCTACCTGCCCATGGTATTGACCCATTTAGACGTATTTTCAATACCATTGTACAAGAGAAGTCATCAGACCCACGTAAATTCCAGTTAATGGATTCTCATCCTAACCGAATGAATATCGCTAACCAACACCGAAATACCTTTGGTTATACGACATCTGGTTATGGTAAGTACTCTCGTGATAACCTCTATAACGAAACACTATTTAGAGCGATTGACATCTCTGCTGATAAGCTAAAAGACAACCAATTGATTAATGAATTGCTTAGCCTAGTGATTGTAAATGGACGAATTGACCATCCTAAAGGTGGTCATGATGACATGGTGATTGCTTGGTTATTGGCTTGTTGGTTTATCTTTAATGGTCGTGAAACTGGTTATTACGACATCAATAGAGGTCGTTTCTTAAGTGAAGTGGCTTTTGCAGGTGAAGTACTAGATGCTAAGACAATATTGAAGAAAAGAGAGCAAGATAATCTAAAAGAGCACATTACTGCTCTTTATAACGAAATGAGTAATACGGATAACTATTTCGAATTTGCTAAATTGGAGAAAGAGATTCGTTACTTAGAAAGTAAGTTATCGATAGAGAACAGAGAGCAAATGAGTATCTCTGGCATGATTGATGACTTGAAAGAAGGGAAGAAACTCACTACTTTAAGGAAACAACCCAATATGGTTAATGACATTATTGAAGGTTTAACTGATGTTAATACCGATTCATTGGGATTGAATCCTTACAATAATAGGGACGTTTCTCGATTTGAAAACCTATTGACAGGTACCGGTAATAGTAGGGGATTAGACCTAGATTACTGGTTAAGTTAATGGTAAGACAGACTAATACACTCCTCTACCCCTGTTGCGAGGGTAGAGGAGTGTATATCGTCTTTTTCATCAACTACTACGAAAGGAGTCTCAACGATGTTGTTTATGGGAAAACTGACAACCGTTTTGCTTGTTTATCTTAGAGGATTTATCGTGAATAACTGAAAAACAATTCCGTAAACAAAACAGCTAGTCACGACAGACAAACGACCTCTTTATAGGAACCATCCGGAACCGCCCCGGACTGTTCTTTTCATAGGGTATTGAGTCCCATTTCTTTTATCAGGCAATCAATACCGGCAAGGGTGACAATGACAAATAGAGGTCATTATCGGTGGTATTGATGTACCAGAGAATAATGGGTGTAGCGGTAGCCGGAATATCGAAAGGAATGGTTAAATCTTCATTCCACTTACGAATCGGGAATTCGATGCTGTTGTCCCCCCAAATGATTTTAAACATATTGGGTTTCGGTGCATTAGGTTCTCGATTAGTACGATATTGCGGTAAGGTAGTGTAGTAGACTTTGTTCAAGAAGTCATCTAGGGTAGTACAGCTATTAGCGATATTGATTACATTGCTATTGGTAGCAATCGATTTCACTAAGAGGTGTAAACCTTTACCGTAGGCTGGGTTTTGATAAGCTTCAAACCCAATCTCCCACCTATCATCAGTCTGGTCAGCTGCATTTCTTAAGAAACGCACGTCTACCTGTTGTGGATGTACGTACTGTCTAAAGGAGTTATTGATTGTCCCTAAGTCAATACTTACGTTCAGTTGTTGGGTAGGGCCGTAGAGCTTACCATTGAGTTGCTGGGTAGGTGAGTTACGGTTAATGTACACGCTATTGGTTACATTATAGAATTGGTTTCTATCTAAGGTAAACAGATACCAATCCAATTGCCAGCCAATATTGTCATTCACCCAACGAGGTACAGGATAGAGTTTCACTGAGTAAGAACCATCTCTCTCGATAATGGTATACTGGTAAGAACGGGTAATGAAGTAACGGTTGTTGTTATTCACTACGTGTACAGACTTCTCGTTATTAGCCAGATAGTACTTCAGTACCAGAGTACCCTTAGAGGTTACGGTGGATTCGGATGCCCTATCTAAGTAAAGCAATTCGAATTTATTACCGTCTACCGGATAAGTCATGGTAGAGCCATCGGTATAGAAGACTTTACCCATTAGGTTAATGGAGTCTTTTAAGATGTTCTCTGGGATTAAAAGATTGGTTTCATCGCTAGAATCAATGTAGAAGGATTCTAGTGCGATAGCAGAAATGAACTTATCTGCATCGGATACGTCTCTTAGAAGAGCAGACTTCTCCACAATGAAGTTGGTTCTAGAGAGTACACCACCTTTATCATCGTACACCAAGATAAGAATCATCTCCCCTTCTTCTAGACGATGAGAGGTATAGAACGGAGGTAGGAACCACTGGGTGTGTAGATTCGGGTCTTGCTGTAGGATAGGCTCTAAAGGAATAGCATTAGAGATGGGATTAAAGGAGGAATCGTACCTCACTGAAATCGGTGTACCACCAGCACCGGCTACGGTACCTTTAAAGGCAATAGCGTGGTGAGGTAAGCTACCCTGAATATGGAATTGTGCTGGTACAGTAAGGGTAGGACGAATCACTGAATCGTCGTAGAAGATTTGTCTAGCACACGGTGTAGCTAGCGTACCACCAGCAAAGAAACGACCCATTTCAGTAGTCGTTAAGTCATTGGTAGTCGATTTACTCAATTGTACCAAATCAGGCACTAGAGTAGTGGCATCAATGCTGTTTACTCGATAAACGATTAAGGTATTGATGTCTTCTACGAAGTCATTGACCTTAGGTACGTATTTGTTGTTACCTTCCTGACCTAGGAAGATATCATGTAGAGCCCATCTTCTCCAGACTTGTGTTTCGTCTACAATAGGCGGATAACCATCTGTACCCACAATGGGTGCAGGACCACCAATCCCTCTGGAGTAAATAGGTAGGTTAGACTGAGGCATGTTGAATATACTCCCGAAATAAGAAAGTACTACCTTACTCACCAAAGTAAGGTAGTGACTTTAGATAAACATTAATCAGAAACAGTGGTGTCTAATCGGATACCCGAATGAAGTGAGAAGTCTCGATAGCATTATCGTAGAAGACTTCTACTACCCGCCTAAAGAACCTCGCTTGGTGGAAGTTCAATGTGGTCACTACTCTTCGGTGGGTAGGGTGAATCACCACGTGTTTAAAGGAGATGGATTCTTTTCTATAGTAAGGGTCTACCTTAAATAGAGAACTATACTTAGTGGAAATATAGTTAATCAGCTCCTGATTAGTAAAGAACCTATCCATTGGGAAATCGACTTGTTTCTTCTCTAAATCATGTAAGAGTTTACTTAACAGAGGAGAGAAGATTTCGTATTTACCAATAATAGCAGGATTGCTGCTAAATGACTCTTCTTCGATGAACTGATTGAGGTAGTTAGACACCTTTCTATCGACTTCATCAGATTCTCTCTTGAACTGATACGTGTCTTTAGGATACGTAAACCGTTTCGGTACTACCACATCTCGAATCTCGTAGGGTTTACCCTCTAGATATTCTTTTCTCTCTTTCATCTCAGTATTGTCTTCACTGAATCCTACTTTGGATTTATCCATGATTCCATTACCGATTTTAATCAAGAAGTTCTTATCTTCGAATATCTCGTATTGCTTATTGCGAGAGACGCGATAGTGATTAACGTAACCTACCTGACGATTGGTTTTAATACCAGTTAGAATGGATTCACCATTAATGGTTTCGGTAGCAGGGAAAGCCATCATTCGGTAGGTGATCTTCTGCTTCATGCTAAACGGATTAATACTGCCTTTGTTAACAATCACCACATTGGGGAAGTCTACAAAGTAGTCAATACCTTCAATTAAGGCACTGCCGTTTAAGAAGACATCTAAATACCCATAAGGCACTTCTACTCGTTTACCTGAGATTTTACCATTTACAGCAATGTGGTGGTTCATGGTGAACTGCAGTAAACCTCTACTGATATCGACCTCAATATCCTGACACAAGAACTTCTTATCAGTACGGATTAAGAAGGTGTATTCCTCCTTACTGTACTCCGCATTGCCTTTAATTAGAACATTTCGAAGTCCATCAGTATCAGTAATGTAAGACCAAGCATCAGTAGCAGTAACATCTTTCCATTTCTCAGGGTGAGTTTCTAGATTCTTCAAACAAGCGAATACTCGGTGTTCTTGGTATTCTGGTACAACTGCCTGTAGTTTACCGTAATGGTCTTCAGGTTGGCGGGTACCGATGCCAGAGACGAATTCTACTAGCTTAGTATCTCTGTTTACTACCGGATACTGATTCACGTTCTCTAATCGTCTCCACATCAGGAGTTTACCTTCACTATCGTATTCGAATACAGTCACGAGTTTACGATAGGAATAAGGTACATCGACCAGATAACCCCCTAAACCATCACTAATGAATTCTTCATGCGAATGAACAGATAAACCAGTATAGTAAGTAGCCGCATTATATCCATAGGCATCTTGTACCTCTTCTAGGTTACAAATTGGCTTAGGTTTACTAATTAACTTCATTAGAGGAGAATTCTCTAGGTTATCGGCTCGCCATTCGTCGATATTACTTCTTAATCCTTGTAATGCCGCTACTCTATTAACGTAAGGTAAACGATTGAGCTCGTGAATACGGTTAGCATTGTACGGCATCTTCTTATTACCAAACTGCTTACGGTAATAGACTTTAAAGGTTAAGTTAGCAATCTGTTCATCGAACAGGTCTTGGTGAGAAATTAGGTATTCGGAGACGAGATTAGTCGAAATCGAATAATCACTATTGGTTACCTGACGGATATTAGAGACGTGATTACGATGAAGCAGTAATCCGTTAAATAACAAAGGCGTCTTTTTCGGATAAGCGCAGAGGTAGAAGTCGCAGTCATCCAGGTATTCCAATACATTGTCTTTATAAGACTTATCATGCGTAATAAGGTATTTACGAATACCATCTGCTTTAGATTTAAATGTAGGGAGTTCCCCTAGCTTGACTTCAATCGCTTTAATTAAGGTAGAATCGTAGATGATTTCTACAATATCTCCTTCCAGTACATTGGATAGGTAGTTAGTATTGTCTACCAAGTATCCATTGTGGTAAGTTAACATAGCACCAGGCTTACCATTATACTGGTTAAAGAACTCTACCAGTTTCTGCTTATCACTAGCAATCTTAACTTTCACGTAAACCACATCTGCCTTCTCTTGAGATAAACCTCTTTGGTCTACCCTTTGTAAGGCATTGTGGTAGGTTCTAAAGTACAGAGGGGAGTTGTTCATGTCCCACTGAATCTTTAAATCCTCTTTTACGATGAAAATGACATTCTTCTCTATTGTTAAAGTAAAGAAGACATGAGATAGCGGTACATTGATACCATCTTGGGTGTAGAAGTTGAACACAATACCGGTTTGTTTACAGTATTCGCTCATTGGAATCCAAGTAGAGCGTTCAGTCCATTCCAGTAAGGGAAGATTATAAATGTCTTCGTATACCTGACCTATCATGTAGGCATGATACCTATCTTGTTTAGTAGGTAGCTGGTAGTCCTCATGGAAGACTTCTACATGGTTTCTTGCTCCTCCAAACGGCGTCACTCGAGCGAGTTTATTCCAAGTTTGGTTATCCTGCCAAGGAGCAGCCCACATGTTGTAGATATAATGTCCGACTAAGTAAGGTGTACTTAATTCAGTCATTTCAATTCTCTCCAGTATACTCCATTAGGGATGAAAACCTAATGAAGTACAGTGTTCTTACTCAGGATTAGCCATAGAGGTAACAGACAGAATAAACTGACTTCTGTCTCGAGTAAGGTTCTTCATGGCAATCTTAGTCAAACCAGCATTCTTAAACACTGGTTCACTCAGGCATATGACCAGAGTAGCCACGAATGAAGGGATGTGTTCAATAGAGACAGCCAAGAGCTGTTGTTTCTCCAAACCAATCCAAACAGAGGAATTCAGGTTTTTCGCTACTACGGTATAGAATAAACCTAAATTGAGTTTCTGCAATGCGGGGTTGGTAATCTTGCTTTTCACTACTTCTAGAAATTCTTCTACATTATCGAAGGTAGCGCCATCAATATAGCGAACAAAGAAATTAGAAGGAATACCAGTATCACGAGCGAGTTTAGCAATCACTGCTTGTAATTCCATATCGCCAATCACTTCTTGTTCACTCAACATGGAGTAGTACATCCAAGCTGAGAGTACTTTTAAGATAATGATTTCTTCGCTATTGAGGCTAAAAGCCATGGAAATGGAATTGGTGATTAAATCAGTGTAGCATCTCAATACACCGGTAGGCAATGACTTAATCATGCGAGGGCCATTTTCCAGTACTTCACTGGTGATGGCTGCACGCAAAGTCTGTAAAAGGTAGAGTGAACGGTTAGCTACTGTGTATTCACCTTCTCTATTCTCACGAACAAAAGCGGTTAAGTCTACTGCTGTGTAGACCAAACCTTTTACCGTTTCTACCAGCAAAGGGTGATCGAACTTGTTAATCACGTCGTTAGGGTAGATGTAAATGGTTTTGTTGGTTTCGTTGACTTTAATCCAGTTGTAGCCTCGACCCATGACCTGTCGAATAGCCTGTTCCGTGTCTTTTACGACAAAGTGTTTACCTACCGTAGTGTGGTAAGGTGAGATTTTAATAGACATGTCTTGTTGTCCTTTAACAAAAAGAATAAATAATCGATTACTTACTACTTAATATACTCTACGTCTAGAGTTCATAGCTTTTCTTCTTATTAAGCTCCAGTAAATATTTTCGTTACGACTTTATGCCAGGTATTAATAATTCGATACTATGAATATTGCGCTTAGCGTGTGTTCTTTTTGTTTATTACTCTGTGTTTTCAGCAGGTAATAAAGACATTTTCGAAAATGTTTTAAGCAGTAATAAATTGACTAATTTTTGTTTGTAACGGAGATTATAATCCATGGATATTTATATTTCCAATGCAACGCCTGCTAGTTTTCACTTAGGTACGAAAGACCTATCAGGCCGTGCACAAACCGTGGTCGATGTACCACGCGCTCCGCTGCTCTCTTACATTCCTTTTTACGCTGAAAAAGGACCGACTGAAGAAGTCGTAGTAGACGGCGCTGCATTTAACGTATTATTCGGTTCTAAAACACTAGACCCGATGGAACCCTACTATAACCACGCCTCTGTATTCCTACAAGGTATTCTGCAAGACGCTGGTACCGTGATTGCTAAACGTATTGTACCGGAAGAAGCCAACAAACTGGCCGCCTTGCGTTTGTCTATCGAATACTACGAAACTGAAATCGAAATCGCAGAACGCGACAGCCAAGGCCGCTTCAAACTCGGTCAAGGTGGTAAGATTGTTACTACCGGTGTAAAAGCCCCTGGTGTACACTATCGTTTCGTGGTTTCTCCGATTCCTTACGTAGACCAGCAGATTAACCGTAAGACTGTCTCCATTTTCCAATTCGGTAAAGGTGCAGAGCAAGACGTAGTGGGTTATGTAGGTCCGAATGGTGAGAAAGCTAAACGTGTACCGCTGATGGATTTTGCTGTCTCTTCTCCTGGTGCTTGGGGTAACCTGGTAGGTGTTTCTGTCTGGGCTCCGACTACTGAAGATGCTGCTCCCCTGAACATCAATGCGTACAACGATACCCATTCTTATCCTTTCCGCATTTCTGTTAAAGCCAAAAAGACTCCGACCAGCAATGGTACAGTAGTCACCAGCCTGAATGGTGCTCGTGAATTGGATTTCACCCTGAATCCTTCTGCTCGCTCTAAAGCAGGTTTGGCTTACGGTATTGGTGAAACCTTCATCAAGAACTACAACAACCTGAAACCGGAAGTCGCTACTACTCCTCCGACCATTGGTCACTTCGATAAACTGCACGTTTATCAGCGCAATATCGACGCTCTCTTGGAGAAATTCATTACCAAAGAGACTGATACTGGTTTGTTTGGTGATTTCTCTGGTTACGATGTATCTCGTCGTGCTACTGAGAAATACCTGTTTAACCTGTTTGGTGCCACCTATACTGATGGTGCACCTTACCAGACCTTCCGTTACGAAAAAGGCGATGAGTCTACTCTGGCTGCCGGTGAGAAGATTGCCTTGATGATTGAATCTGAAATGCTCTCTGCTTCTGGTGGTTTGGATGGTGAGATGAGTAACTTGGCATTCGAGAAAGCTGTAGACGCTATTCTTGATGAGTTTGCCGATGTAAACTCTAAATACCAAGACTCCACTACCTTCAACGACTCTACCTTCTGGGATACCGGTTATTCACTGGAATTCAAACGCAGTATTGGTCGTTACCTCTCTCAGCGTAAAGACCGCTGGGTAGGTGTCACTACTCATTCTTGGGAAGACGTGAATATTCCGACTCCTCTGGAAGAGAATGCTCGTTTGACTTCTATTGTAGCTCAGCTGAAAAACTTCCCTGATTCTGCTCTGTTTGGTACACCTTGCTACCGTGCAGTAGTAGTAAAAGGCAGTGGTTTGTTCTTGGACTCTGTGTCTACCTACAATAAACGCGTACCGGTACTGTACGAATTGGCTCGCATGACCACTAAATACTGGGGTAATACCTCTGGTCGTGCTGCTATCCGTTACGACTTCAGCGAAGGCGATAACAACTACGTTAAATACCTGACCGATGTATCCAATCCTTGGGTACCCTATCAGGTACGTAACCGTGCTTGGGCCTCTGGCGGTATGTGGGTAGAACGCAGTGAATCTGGTAAACTCTACTTCTCCGGTATTCGTACCATCTACGAAGATGAGTCTTCTACCTTGATGAACTACCGCATCATGCTCTACCATGTAGAGTTGAATAAAATCGGTGCTGAACTGCAACGTCGATTCTCCGGTAAAGACTGGGATGAATTGCGTCTGAAACAAGAAGCTGAAGCCTGGTTCTACAGCCAAGTGAAAGACAACAAATTCGGCGGTAAGATTGATGTAGAGGGTGAATTGTACTTGACTGAGATTGATAAAAACAAATCTTGGGCTTGGCACTTTGTTGTTCGTGTATACGGCGACAACATCAAGACTGTACAGACCTTCTACTCTGAAAACTATCGTCGTTCTGATAAACCTGACAACTTTAACGGTATCACTTCGTAAGAAGGGACAGTGAGTAGTCTTTAGACTACGAGCTATTCTAGCTAAGTTATTAACTAGAATACGTAAGAGATTCGGTTTAAAAAGGTCTTTCTAGTATCTACTAGAACACTTGAATTGGTATAGGCTACCGCCTACCCTAGTAACAGGATAAGCGGTAGTGTCATTGAATTGAAAAATACTTTTAAGTAAAGGAAAACACAAATGGCTCGTGTAGAACCAGTTTTCATGACTAAAGGTAATGGTGGTTTTGCTGACGGGATTCAGTCTCCTGTTTCCCATTTAGTAGAAGGCGGTATGTTTGGTTATGCCAAACAATGGCAGTCTTGGGTAAACAACCACCAATATACCTCTCGTCCCCTTATTAGTTTCCTGTTAGAAGCCCCCTTAGGATTCAAGCTTCTGCCGGATGCTAAAACCAATATCGCTATTCTGCGTAACTTGGTGGAAACCATTCGTCACCGCATCACTGGTTTGCAATACAAACTAGAGGTGAACGTAGAGAATGGTCAAGACTTTGGTAAATCTGGACAGAAATACGAAGTATTCACCAACGTAACAGAACAACAACCCACTGTATCCTTCAGTTTCTGGGAGCGTCCTGGCTTAGCCATTACTCGCTACATCATCTACTGGATTCGCATGTTGATGATGGACCCTGAGACTAAATACGCTGCTATTGGTACCGTAGCAGGTACTGAAGCTTACGACTCTATGCCTGACATGTACTCTGCAGCCATGCTCTTTGTTGAGCCAGATACTTCAATGCGCAGGGTCGTGCAGGCCTGGATAGGCATCAACATGTGGCCGAAAATGTCTCCGGATAACGAAGCGAGCTTCGATAGCTCTAATCCGTCTCAGACCCGTGAAATCCAGATTGATTTCTCTGGTGTATACCAGTACGGTCCTGGTGTAGACTACTTCGCCCAGAAATTCCTGGATAGCATTAAGTTGATTGGTGCTGACCAGTTCCACCAGAAAGCTGCTCTTGATGGTGTGGATGCCATGGTAGCCAATAGTCACCAGAGCTTCTCCGACACTGTTAGGTCAGTTTCAAAACAAGCATTTAGATAATACTAAAGATACCTCCTCTAGCCTTCTGGTTAGGGGAGGTATTTATCTTTATTCACTTTGTTAGAATACCAACATATAGACTACTACTCTCTACCTCATTTAGGGGTAGAGAGTAGAGTATTCTATTATCGCTTTAGTCTTTTACCTAGTAAAAGACCAGGGCACTCGTAGAGTGAGCTATATTTCGTCTATAAGCCAATTCAATCTGTTAGGTATATTAGGGTATGCCCTATACCTCTAATCGCTCTGTAGGAGCTTCTATACGCCAGTAATGGATATTTCTATTATCTTACCCTTACCAGTATCTGGTAATTAGACTTCATTTCCTCTAGAAACTCATTGAGAAAGTCTATATCAATATCCATGTTGAAGTGTAAGTAAATCTGTTCTCTCTTAGCTGTTTTCTTTATTAGAATGATTTGGATGTTGTTTAGAATGACTTCAGTAGGATAAGTTAGATTAGGTAGAGTAAGACTGATTCTGTCTAATAGGTTGTTGACTGTTAAGGTAAGACCATTGGATAGGAGTTCTGTAGAGAGGTTATTCCTCTCTCTAGACTTGTTAGCTAGCCTTAGAGTAAGCTCAGTATGGATTAGCTTGTAGATGATGATATTCTTTACTAATAAGGCGTATTCTCTTCTAGAGAGAATAGGTACTTTTTCTAGTGCTAATCGCTCTTTAATTAGGGTAAATCTGGTACTCTCATTAAAGGTTTTAATGATGTCTTCTGTTACCAAAATCATGGTGTTACTCCCTTGGTTCTTTTATGATAAAAGTCAAGTAATTGACTAAGTATAGAGGAATGACAACTAACTACTCGTTTTAAGGCATCAATTACTCAAAAATCTCTCGTATTTACGAGTGTATTTAAGATATTTATGGTGTTCTAGTTAGTGGGATTATAATATTATAAATATATTCGGTAACGAGATAGGGTCTCCTCCATCTTCAACTATCACTATATAACAGTGCCAACAACATACCCTAATGTTAGTTAAAATACTGATAACACCACCTTCATTTCCTTATACTACAAAAATCCATTTTCCCATAAACTGAGATAAAAAAAGAAATACCCTACCCTAGAGTACTCACTAGTCACAGAGCGCTCACTCTGTCCTAGTACACGGATACCTTAGAGTAGGGTGGAGTTTCCATTAGCTTCTTCCTTACCAGAGAGTCAACCAATGAAAATAAAACAAGAGCTCTCCTCAATTGAGCTCAAATATAACCAAAACCGTTACAATGGGGAAGAGAATACGGACAGAGTGACCGATATCGAATACAAGAAAACCAACCTAACACAGTACCTAATCAATCACTTACCCAAACACTCCCTATTAAAACAATCTCTCTTATCTCTATCAGTAGAAGAGATAGAACGTCTTACTCTAGGTTACTTACGTGATAAAGTAAAAGAAATCCTTATTCGTAAACAGAAAAGAGAGATATCGATTAAGAAGAACAGAGAAGAAAAGATAAAAAGAGAACGTAAGGACTACCTAGGTATTACTAGGGAGAAAACCTACTACCTAGATGTCCCTTATGGTCAATATCCAATCCAATACCGTAACCCATTAAACCAATGGGCTTACCAGTACCACTGCACTGAAGACAAAATGAGTAAACAACTCCTTAGTTACAACTTTCTAAAGATTAAAACATTAATCCGATACCTCTTTACTCAATATAGCAAAATCTACGTAAGTAGATTAGACTTCCACTTTAAAGAAGAAGACTGTAAGGACTTAGATAAAGTAAACTGGATGTTTAACAAATTAGTAAAAGAAACACTAAGTAACGATAAAGGCTATTTAGGTTATATCTGCAGTAGAGAATACAGTGAAACTGAAGGTATACACTTACACTGCCTGTTATTTCTAGATGCCCATGTATACCGAAATATTGGTGTTCTATACAATACGATAAAAGAAAAATGGCTTAGAATGAGTGGTAAAAGTGTCTACAATGGTGAATACCAAAATACCTTACCTGACAGAAGTAGTGTATTAGGCGTAATCCATTACCACCAGTTAGAAAAGATATTCAAGCTAATCCATGTCAGTAAGTACTTCCTGAAAAACTTGAATGAAAGAGAATGGTTAATACGGTTAGGGTACGATAGCAACCGTAGACTGTTAACTAGCTCGCACATAGGCGACAAAGTGGACTTAGCTACTTTAAACCAAATCAATTACAATCGAAAATGGCTAGTAGACTACAGCTGGATTGATAAAATTAGGCTCTCTAAAAACGAAAGCTTTAAAGACCTAATCGATACTACTGAATACGTAGTGGAGAATCAGTATTGGCTAGACTAGAGAAAACGTAGTCAGTGAGATTAGCCTGCTAATCGAGCTAACGAAATGAGTTTCTAAATAGTAGAGCGAAATACTATTCTACTGTTTTTCAGCATCACTTTACTGATTTTTACTTCGTGTATACGGAATATTCTTAATGTTTTACAGTAGTCTTTCCAGTAGGTTATTAATGATTCTTATTACGGAATAGTAATTTGGTGTTATTACCTACTAAAAACAAATAGCAATAAAGCTAGTCCTCTCTGCCCTCCGTAAAGGGGAGCAGAGAGGCTAAAGCTTGTTACATTGTCTTACCTTACTACAAATTAGATCGTACAGTAAACTGTACTCACTGACTCTGTTAGAGATTAAGTTCGGTTTTGAAAGGACGCTCTCGATTCACTTGTACTGAGAATAGATTAGACCTGATTACTCCTTCTACAGAGAGATAGTCTAAGTCTACCTTCACTAAAGTCTCCTTAGACACGGAAGCTTGAATCACTGAGCTCACTTTCTCAATCAGCTGATTCAATAACTGCAAGTGCCCTTTCCCTCCTACTCTCAGTTCTGCTTTCTCTAGCGAGATAAGTTTACCTTGATAGGCTAATGAAAACTTAGCTGTCTCTACCTTGTTCTCTTCGATAATGGAAATAATCTCATCCTCCAGAAGAGTCACCAGTTCTCCTCTAAGAGACTCCTTCTCCTCGATGGTAGAGCGACGGATAGACTTTCTCTTACCAGCTAGCTTTTCCTTTACCGACTGGTAGTGAAAGTTAATAGCCAGATTCTCTAATGTAGGCTGGTACTTATCCCCATTACGGTAAATCACACAAGAGACGCCGTATTGATCCAGCATAGCCTTCTCTTTCTCCTTACCGAAGGCATAGAGCACCAGTACAGCTACCGGTATACCCAGATAAGATACCCTACCTGTTTTATCCACTACCTGCAAGGAGAAGCGAGGAAGATTATTCTTTCTCTTAGAGACTTTACTCACCAGAGAGATACGCCCACTATCCACTCCCTTCATGTTACCCAGATTAGAAATCAGATAGCGTTTCACTAAGGTATAGTCTTGAGCATAGCTAGCCGGTAGGACTAATTCACGATACTCCTCCCCTACTACTTCTGTAGGAGACTTGACTTCCTCTTCAGGATCGTTAGTAAAGAGATTCTCCAAACGAACATTACTCCTATCAGCATCTCTATAACCTACACAGCTAAACTGATACTGATCAATCCTCCTTCTGTCCTCATCTGTCCCAAAAGTGTAGAGCATGAGTACTGAACAGATAGCACTAAGACTTCTAGGCTGCTTAGTCGTATTATCGATACAATAAATCGATACTCGAGGAGAACGGTTAACTCCCTTACTCCTTTCAATGTCTTTCAAGAGCTTGTGTCTAGACTGATTATACACTGCACCTGTTTCGTTAATCAGGTATTCGAATGCAGGAGTACCTTCCTGGAGAAAGTACTGAGGGAAACGAATAGGGGTCCATCCCTCTTTAACCTCCTTTCCCTGTTCCCTAGCTTTAGCTGGAATGACTTCTAAGCCATTTACCTCCATGGGTAGAATGACATTAGGGCTAGGAGTAACTGGAGAGTCTACTGACACTTCTCCCGACATCACCACTTCTGTTTTCTCAATCAAGAGTGAATCGATTACGGGTTTCAGTTTCACCAGACATTTGCTTACTTCATCCACTACCTCCTCTTTCAGGTAAGGCACTAGAGAATGATACTCCTCTAGGTCTTCCTGTAAGATAGCGGCAATCACTGAGATCTTATTCCCAATATTCATTCGCTTCGCTCCTTCATTTTTTCAAGATTCATTTTAGATTTCCTTTCTTACTAATGCATTAGAATAAACCTTTACAAGCTTTACTCTTTACTACGTAGAGAATAAAAGCATAAGAACCAATTTCCATATTGGTAATATAGGTCTATAAACCAATAGATTGTACTCTACACTAAGCAAATAAACCATAAATCAATTCTAGAGGGCCTAGATTCACTCTATATTGCGATGAAACCATTTCATGAGGGTTTGCCTATCCTTACCATCTAATCGCATTCTGAGAGCATCCTGACGCAATCTAGCACTATCTGTATTTTCACCATTACTCCAGAATACCCCTTACTAACCTCTCCTTCTCTTTTCTCTCTAAACAATACCTAGTCTCCATTAGACTAGTTTGATTTCTGTTTGCTAATGGACTAATGGAGACGAATGGCAATGAGAGCCGATGTATTACTAGACCTATTAGGTATCGATAATGAAGATACCCCAGTACTAGAGGAATGTAACAATAACCAAGACTGTATTGACATCATCAGCGATAGGATACTGAAGATGTGCAATCTAGCTGATATTACCATATTAGAATGTTTAGATTGGTTGTTCCTCTACAATCCCTGGAACATTAGCTTTCCTGGATTAAAGTATACCAAACTAAAACAGCAATGGCTGCAGGGAGAGTTAACAGACATCCCTGATGAGGAAGCTTTATTGAATTATCAACAAAGGAAAATAAAAGAGTTTAGACGAGTATTGAAAGGCTTACTAATCCTCTTAAAGGAAGGAATTTATAAACTCGATAAACCCTTCTACGATAAGCTCTTCTTAAACGATAAAGAATCGATTAAGCTAGAGAAACTCGATTACTATACCTGGCTATTAGAAGCCTGTATTCGTAATCAATACCACAGCTACTCGCTGTACGGATTACCTAATCCCAATAGAAAGGGTAGGGATTACATGGTACCCTTACTGGTAGAATACCTGAAGAGTAATCCTATTTTCCGAAAGGAAATAGGTCAGTGAAGAGCTGTTCTGTAGCGCATGCTACAGGTTAGCGATGAACTAATGATTGTTTAGAGAAAGATTAGAGAATGAATCTAATGGAGAGAAGAAATGAGTAAACGTAATGAACCCATGAACAAGCGTAATGGAATGGAGCAAGTGAATGAATTCGTTGATTGACAAAATGGCTAGCCAGATAATAGACTTAACCTGGGGAGGTGGATTTGATAACCTGACTTCCACTACACGGTGGATATTAGGTGCCATGCAGGCTAATGACTTAAAAGCCCACTATTTCTTAGTGAATCAAGGCCAGATATTTAAACAGAGATTGAAAGCGCTGTATTCCCTACTAGAGGAATGGAAGGACCAATACCCAGATAGCTATAGAGAGGTATTCTTAGCAGAGGGATGTGTACCTTGTCAGCCTTTAGGTGATGCACTAGACTGGATAGACATGATCTACCTCATGGAGGAAGAAAGTGTAATCGCTGAAAAGACAAAAGAGTATGCGTTATCAGTAGAGGAAATCCGTTACACCAATAGCCAATGGGTGTCTCTCTTAATGCAGAATGCTCAGTATAAAGAGACTCTAATGGCTCAATTAGCTGATATGGCTAAACGGGTATCTGAAGACAACCGTAAGACCTTAACTGAAGTCTCTACAGCAGAAACCATAGAAGTCTTAAAACAGGAAACACAGAAGGCTTTAGAGGGTATTGAGCGCCGTAAGCCAATAGACGTGGTCTATGTGGAGTTTGATCAATCTAAACAGAAACTATCCTTCAAAAAGGGAGAAAGAATGAACGTAGAAGAACTGGAAGAAATGGATAAAATGGAAGTCCTGACATTCTATACCAGAGATTACAAAGATAACCTTATCAGCGAGATAGCTGATACCGTTATGGAATTGAAAGAGATAGCTGAGCTACCCAGAGACGCTTATGTAGTCCTCTTCTTCTTAAAAGGCTATAAAGTAGAAGACTTCAGTAAACTCACTGAAGAGAAGGTACCGCTATTCAAGGCTAAATTGAAAGAACTCTACGAGCAAGTAGAGAGGTGGAAAGAGATTGACCCAGTAGTCTATGCTACGGTATTCCAATTCGAGAGAAGTATCTCTTATCCTTCTCTAGATGAACTATACGAATTGGTTGATTTACTGGTACACCAAAACCATAACCCTCCTACTGGTACGATTGCCTCTACTCTTAATGCAGAAGGGATTAAGGTAATTGAATATACTTACCTAAGATGGGCAATGGAATTACATCGCTGTAATGAGCGCTACGCTAAGCGGTTTTTAGAAGACTGTGAACGTGATTTAGAGAAGGAAATGAAAGCATACCGTGAATCACTAGGTGACTCATGGGTACCGCCTAAGAAACCTACTGAGGAAGAGATAAAAGAGATGGCTAAAGACTTAGCTATTACTCTTATTGAAAGAGAACAGAAGAAGGAGCAAGAAAGAAAATGTCAATAAGCGTATTTAACACTGAAGTGAAGAACACCTTACAGGACCCGATGTTCTTTGGTCCTCAGGTAAACACTTCTCGATTCGATGTGAACAAGTACCCCATCTTTAATCAGTTTAACGACTTACAACAATCGTTCTTCTGGAGACCAGAGGAAGTCAATCTGTCTAAAGACGTATCTGATTTCAATAAATTAAAGCCGCATGAGCAGCATATTTTCACTGAGAACTTGAAGTATCAATGCTTAGTGGAAGGCACAGAAGTGCTGACTAAGAATGGTTGGAAGAAGATTAAAGATGTTACTTTAAACGACGAAGTACAGCAATTTAATCCAAACACAGGTACCTGTAGTTGGGCTAAACCTTTAAAATTAATCCACAATACCACAAACGAAACCCATTGTTACACAGGTGAATATCTAGAACAAGAGGTTACTCCTGGCCACAGAATGCTGCTAAGAGACAGGGTTAGTAGTACCTATTCCTTTTTGGAATCTAAAGAAGTACTAAAGCAAGAGAGTTCTTTACATCTTGGTCATGGTTTATTAACTGGTATAGGCGAAGATAGGGAAGAACTTATTATCCATTGCCATAATGACGAAGTAATCAATTTCTTCACTTTATCATGTAGCGAGGAGACGGCTTACGAACGTTCTAGGATTAAGATTGAAGTAAAACACCACGATAAGCCAATAGATGTTTATTGCCTGTCTATGCCTGATGGTACTTTTGTTATTAGGTATAACGGTAAAGTCTCTGTTACTGGTAATTGCTTACTCGATAGTGTACAGGGTAGGGCACCGGCCTTAGCTCTCTTAAGTGCTTGCAGTTTACCAGAGTTGGAATCCTGGGTATTGACCTGGACATTCTTCGAAAATTGCATCCATTCTAAGTCCTATAGCCACATTATCCAGAACGTCTATACCAACCCATCGGTGATATTAGATGGGATCATTGAATCTCCTGAAATCATTGATCGTGCTAAGAACATTGCCTTATACCAAGACAAATTGATTAACATGGTACTGAAGTACGATAATGAAGAAGACGAAGAAAAGAAAAAGACCATGGTACCTGAAATGAAGAAAGCCTTACTAATCTTCTTCTTCGTAACCTTAATGTTAGAGGCAGTACGCTTTTACATCAGTTTTTCGTAAACTACAAATGCGACTCTTAGTGGAAACACTAAGCAGCAAATACCCCTTTATACTGGGAACTCCTGTTAGACGTTAAGTACTCGTCTCCAAAGACAGTAACAACCTTAACGGTAGGGACAATCAGTAAGGAAATAATACTATTTAGAGGTTTAACAATGGGAATGAACATTTACCGTAAGACTTGGATAGCTCACCATGGTGATATACCTAAAGATGAGAAAGGAAGGTCTTACCACATCCACCACATTGATAGAAACCGTGAAAACAACGATATTTCTAACTTAATCGCTTTACCAATATACGACCATTATTTAGAACACCTGAATGCTGAAGAATGGCGAGCCGCCTTTGCAATCGCTATTAATCTAGATGAAGATGAAATTAGTTACGATGAGCTCTGTGAATTAGCTAAGAAAGCAGCTAAAGTAGAGGACCCGTCTAAACACCACTTCAATTTACCTGAGATTAGGGCTAAAAACATAGAGTCTCTAAGGAGAAGGATTGAAGATGGTACTTTTCACCTTTTGTCTGGAGAAATACAGAGCAAATACCAGTCTAAGATGGCTAGTGAAGGAAAGCATGTATTCCAGCAAGAGAAGAATAAAAAGATAATCTCCGAAACCAATAAACGTAGAACCGCAGACGGTACCCATCCTTTTGTAAACAAAGAAATTCGACAGAAGTTTATGGAGAAACAAAGGGAGAAAATAGCCAAAGGCGAGTACCATACCCAGTCGAAAGAGGCACGAGAGAGACTAACATTACGTAACCGGTCTCTTGTTGCCGAAGGAAGACATAATTTCCAGATATACGAGACATGTAACTGGTGTGGTGAGGTAGGAAGAGGTTTCGGTTTTATAAGTAGACATCGGGACTACTGTTTAGAGAACCCGAGAAACAAGAGAATGGTCTGTTATTGGTGTGGTAAACAAGTTCACCCGTCTGTGTTTGAACGTTACCACGGATTTAAGTGCAAGAAGTATCCTAGAGATAAATAGTAAGAAACCTCCAACGACTAGTCGAAAGACGTAGGGCAGAAGCTAATGCTGCTCGAAATAGGGGTACTGGTGTCGGTATGGTCATTGACCTGAGGACATCCCTTTAATTAGAGGCCTAATAGGTAATGCTGAGGCAGGTGATATAGTCTGGTCTTTACAGAAATGTAAAGCTGCTATCTTGTATAGCGGGTGGGGCCTTGCAAACCCCACTGAACACAAACGGTTCCTGGGCGTTCGCCGAGGGAATGAAACTGATGGAAGGCAATGCTAAGATTATTAAATTTATCGCCCGTTAATTCATTGCGGCTTCTACCGGTGACGGTAGTCGAACAACACCACTAAACGGAGAAACTCTCATTCTACGATAATGAGACAACTTACCGTGCTAAGTCACTACAAGCAATTGTAGTGTAAAAGCCTAACGACCATCGAAAATACCTTCTTCTGTATTACCGTACAGGATAAGGGTAAATGAGTAGAGTAGAGTACGAGTGTACTCGAAACGTGGTGGTGCTCCTCTTATCAGGAGTACGTGATATGGTCTAGCCCCTATAGTGATATAGGGCTCCCTCTAGTAGGGAGATTTACGTCTAACGAACGTAGATAAATACAGTATGCATGGTAGACAGATGAATCTATTCATGCTAGTTTCTCACTCCGTATGTTAGAGATATTGAGAAGCGGTAAAGAGGGTAAAGATTATCAGGATTATTACCAAGAGCTTATCCCTACCTTTAAACAAATCGTATTAGAAACCTACGAGCAAGAGAAAGCGTGGGCTAAACACTTGTTTAAAGATGGTGCGATTATTGGTGTTAATGAAGCCACTTCTATCCAGTACTTGGAATACCTGATTGATTTCAATATTACCCAAGCAGGTTTAGAACCCATGTTTGGTAGACCCTCTAATCCTTATCCTTGGATTAAGCATTGGTTCAATAGTGATGCGGTACAGGTCACTCCACAAGAGACAGAGATGACCTCTTATGTCCTTTCTCCTGATGGTAACATCAGTGAAGCGGATATAGAAGCTATGGACGACATCGAGCTGTAATTGTAATACCGTATAGAGACGCTACTCCTTACTCCCCGATTAAGAGGAGTAAGGAGTATTCTCTTTTTTTTT